ATGGTTGGGCGTAGACTAGATGAGAATGGTACTCGTAAAGACTATGACACATCTATACCAATTAAACAGATGATTGAAGTCAGAGAAGATGATAAAACTAATTGTCTGACAACAGTAACTAAAGACAGTATCTTGATTGAGGATATGTCTTGGCGTAAGCTAACACCATTAGAATGTGAACGCTTGCAAACAATACCAGATGGGTACACTGAAGGTGTATCAAACACACAGCGTTACAAGATGCTCGGTAATGGGTGGACTGTAGACGTGATAGCACACATATTGAAAGGATTATAATATGACAATTAAAGAGTTAATACTGCAACTTGAACAAGCACTAGAGTCTCACTATTCAGATGAGATTGTATGTATATATGATCAAGATACAGGAGAGCGTATAGATATAGAGATTGTAGATGATACAATTGAGGGTGAAATACAACTGAATGTAAAGGAGTTTTATAATGGATAAGCAACAAAGAACTAAGATACCTGCACTAAATGATGAGGGTAAGTTTATTTATGATGATGAAGGAAGTGGTGAAATACAGACATACACTATGTCCAAGGCTTTACAGGCTTACAAAGAAGGTTACGCAGTATACATAGCACACCCTCTTGATGAAGACCCAGATGATAGATTGTTTAATGCGGAAGATATTACAAGAGCCGATGGACATCTATTTATAATTAAAGAAGTAGTGTTTGAGTACACATAAATATACAAAGGAGAATAGCACATGACACAATATAAACCATACTACAGAAGTAAACCTGTAACAGTACAAGCACGTAAAGAAAAACGTGACGCAACTATAATGACGATAGTTGTTATAGCATTCACAGCCTTTGCCTTCCTTGGTGTAGGCTTTGCATTCTCATTGCTTGTTAGATACATATCAACTTTACTTTAATAAACATTGACAATACTATACAAACATGGCACAGTTGCCACACACTTAAACATATGGAGAATAATATGACTTATATACCTGATCACTTAGACTTTAAAGTAGCATTTGAACCAACAAAAATGCACGATAAGAAGTACGTTATCAATGAAGATACAGGTGAATACCTTGGCATTGTGGGCAACACATTCCAGTGTGCTGCACATGGTGACTTCTTTCGTGGGGTAATGGATACTGCCACACAAGAGCTAGGTGTTGATGCATTAGATGGTGCAGTCAATCAGTTTAGAACAGCACGCAATGGTGCATGGGCTATGCTTGACGTGACACTACCTAACATCAAGACTAAAATTACAACTGACAAAGCTGAGACTGAGATTGGTAACAGGATCATTAGCTTACATGGTATTGATGGATCATGTAGTAACCAAGTATTCTTTGGTGCTATAGATTTCTTCTGTACTAACGGCATGATTACAGGTGATCACGACAAGGTGCGTAAGAAGAACACATCTAACTTTACTATGGATAGTTTTATCTATGAACTAAATCGTGCTCGTACTGACTTCTTTGATCAAGCTAAGAGGATGCAAGTGTGGGCAGAGACTAGCCTAAAGTTTATCAATGTGAAAGATTTGATTGACAGTATCATTAGCTCCAAGACTAAATCAGAGAAGATGTTTAGCTTGTATAATGCTGAGGCTACTGTGCGTGGACACAATAAGTTTGCGTTGTATTCTGCCTTCACTAACTACGCTAGTTATGCTGATGAACGTAATGGTTTCAATCTACGTAATACAGGACATGATACACAAGCTATCAACATGTGGTCACGTGAACAAGAAGTATCCAAGTGGGTAAGCAGTAAACAGTTTCGTGTATTGGATGCCGCTTAATGCCTAAGCTACCTAGATATGTACAAGAGAGAGTGTCACCTCACGGGGTGATCTCTTACAGATTTAATCCACCACAGAACTTAGTGGATGATGGTGTGGTTTCACGTGAAGAATATGGCACTGACCTCAAGGAAGTGCGTAAGATTGTGAAGGAGTTGAATGCAGACATTGACCATTGGCGTGAGCAACAAGCGTTAGTTGTACAGATAAAGCCATCAAGTAAGGTGACAGATTTGATTAACTATTACTATCAATCTAATGATTTCAATATGTTACGAGACACAACTAAGGTGGATTACAGATACTTCCTAACTATACTTCATCAGACTTTGGGTGGTAAGAAGTATGACAGTGTGACAACTAAGGTTGCCAAGCAAGCATATGAGGAGTGGGTTAAGCGTGGTATTAGTTTTGCTAATCATGCAGCCACATGTGCGAGTAGGGTATACAACTATGCTATTGACATGGAACATGCCACACAAAATCCTTGGACTAGTATCAAACGTAAGGCATTGCCACAGCGTAAGGTAGTATGGTCACATGGTGATGTTGTCAGGTTTCTTGATTATTCGTACAGCGATTTTGATTACAGAAATGTAGGCTTGATTGTGCACATGGCATACGAATGGTGTCAGCGACTAGGCGACATGCGTACATTGAAGTGGGAGAACATTGACTTGCGTACACAGCGATTAGAGTTAGAGCAAAGTAAACGTAGGGCAGATGTATCACTACCAATATCAGATGATCTATGCCACATGTTGAATGAACAGCGTAATGACTTTGGCTTTCAAGACTATGTAGCACCACACCCAAGGCCGTTGAATGGTAAGTACCAACCATACGCAATGGAGAGATTGTCTAAGGTGGGCAGACGTGTCATGAGACTAGCTAAACTACCAGAAGAGTTACGTCTTATGGACTTACGTAGGACAGGTGTAACACAGATGGTTGATGCAGGTGTACCAATTGGGCAAGTGATGTCTGTTACTGGACACAATCATGTGTCTTCTGTGCAACCATATATGAAACATACATATGATTCTGCAAATAATGCCTTGACACAGAGAAATGTAAGTGTACAATCGAGTGCAGCGAGTAACATAGAAAGTGATACATAATGAATATACTTAGTATTATAAATGATTTGTCACTTACTAATGGTGAAACAAAGCGTATGACATGCCCTATGTGTAATACTAAGAATACATTTACTGTCACAAATAATATGGGTTCTATTGTATGGAACTGTTACAAGGCTAGTTGTTCAGCTAGTGGTGGTACTCGTACTACACTTACTGCTGACGATATACGTAAGTCACTTGGACGTGTTGCAGAAGAGACACATGCTATAAGTTTCTCAAAACCTGAGTGGTTTGTACGAGACTACAAAAGTATATCAGGCTTCTGTGATACATGGGAGCTTGATGCACAACATCTAGGGTTATTGTATGATGTGAAGGAACATCGTGTGGTATTCCCTGTTGTACACAATGGAGTAATGGTTGATGCTACAGGTAGATCACTTGGTAAACGTATACCTAAGTGGAAACGATATGGAAAGAGTGACTTGCCATACGCATTTGGATGTGGTAAAACTGCTGTAGTTGTTGAGGACTGCGTAAGTGCTGCCGTTGTAAGTGAGAGTGGTGTATATGTCGGGGTTGCAGTGTTGGGTACGTCATTATCTAACGGACACAAGAAGTACTTGTCGCAGTTCTCATCAGCAATAGTTGCATTAGACCCCGATGCATTACCGAAGACACTGCAATTTGCAAAAGATTTACGTGGTTACATTGATGATGTCAAAGTACTACGACTAGAAGACGACCTTAAATATAGACTGCCATCCGACATGGCTAACCTTTCAACACTAGGAGAATAAAACATATGGAACTATCCCTCATACGTAGCTTGATGGACAAAGATTTCTATGATGATCACAAGGGCGCACGTTGTCCTGATAGATTATTTAGTAAAGATGTACGTAAGATCAAGCAATCAATTGATGCAGCTATGAATACATACGAGCGTAGTATTACACCTGCTGAGATTGAGGCATTGTTTATGTCTAACAACCCAACGCTTACAACAGCACAGCGTCAAGCATACAGTGCATTGTTTCGTCAGGTTAATAAAGAACAACCTATGGGTAGTGATGTAGCACAAGAAGTGTTATCAAAACTATTCCAACAAGTAATTGGTGAAGACATTGCTAACCTTGGCTTTGATTATGTCAATGGTAGTAAGTCTAGCCTTGAACCATTACGTCAGATGCTTGAGCAGTATGGCGATGACTTTACACCTAACCTCAAGGTAGAGTGGGAAGACATTGATCTTGATACTATCATTGCAATGACTGACCTTGAGTCACAGTGGACGTTCAACATACCCACACTCACACGTAAGGTAGAAGGTATCAATGCAGGTCACTTGATTGAAGTAGGTGCTAGACCTAACACTGGTAAGACTTCTTTCCATGCGTCACTTGTTGCAGGTCCTAATGGGTTTGCGTGGCAGGGTGCTAAGGTTGTTGTGCTATGTAATGAAGAAGGCTACCATCGTGTAGCACACAGATATATTACTGCAGCAACTGGTATGGACAAGCATGAGATCGTTAAGAATAAAGCACACGCTATGGCTACCTTCGCTAAGATACGTCAGAACATCATGTTCAAAGATGCAACAGGACGTGATATGAATTGGGTTGAGTCAGTATGTAAATCATACAAACCTGACGTAGTTATACTTGATATGGGTGATAAGTTTGCACGCACTGCAGGTTTCTCACGTCCTGATGAAGCACTCAAGGCTAATGCAATACAGGCTAGACAGATAGCTAAACAACAAGACTGTGCAGTATTTTATATGTCACAGTTATCTGCAGAAGCTGAAGGTAAGGTTGTACTAAACCAAGCTATGATGGAAGGCTCACGTACAGGTAAAGCTGCAGAAGCTGACTTGATGATTATGATTAGTAAGAACCCTACTGTTGAAGGACAAGAGGAAGAAGACAATCAACGACATATCAATGTTGTTAAGAATAAACTATCTGGGTGGCATGGTATTGTACACACTGATCTTGAATATAAAATAGCGAGGTACGTATGCTGATAACATGGTTAGACATATCCTTACTAGGGTTGGTTGCGATACTAGCATTCAACCTATGGGAACAAAACAAACAGAAAGCATTACTTGAGAATGTACTACGTGATGTATATGATCTGGTAAATAAACATAACTCACTGGCAGATGCCTTCGTAGAATTGGCTAATGACTTTGACGAACAACAGGAGGAGAACAATAAAAATGGCTAAGTGGAAAGAGTTTGAGATAATGAAAGAGCATCATGTGTTTGATCCTGTTGAGCGTCCTTCACATTATAATCAAGAAGGTATTGAATGTATTGATTACATACGTCAGGTGCTAGGATTAGATGGGTTTATTGCATACTGCCATGGTAACATGATCAAGTATCAGCATCGCTATCGTTACAAAGGTAATGGTGTAGAAGATATGAAGAAAGCTGAGTGGTATGTAAAAAGAATGAATGAGGCATTAGGGGAGAAACATAAATGAAGTGTAGTAGATGCGATGTAGAATTAACAGAAGAGAATCACCCACCCTCATGGAGAAAGTCCAATAGATCAACTTGTAAAAATTGTATGGGTGAAAACAATCAATCAAATAATCCTAACAGAATGTTTGTTAATGGTAAGTATATAAAGAAGACACACCCACTATACAAGGCAGGTAACTATAAATCATTCGGTGATCTAGCCTTTGGTTCTCTTAACAACTACAAACAAATCAAAGAAGGTTATGTGTATGCCATTAGTAACTCTGCGTGGCCTGATTGGATTAAGATTGGTATGGCTATTGATGCAGAAGATAGGCTGAGTAGCTATCAAACAAGCTCACCTATGCGTAACTACAGGTTGGTACACTCTGTATACTGTGAAGATCGCAGTGAGTCTGAGCGTTCAGCACACATACTTGCAGCACGTAAGGCAAAAATACCATGGAGTAAAACTGATAATGGTGAGTGGTTTAATATAACACAAGCACAAGCTGTTGATATACTGAAGGAGATTGCAATTGATTGAGGCAACATATATAGATCACATGGGTAGTGACTTGTCTGTAGTTAATGCAGCTCGTGTTAGCTTCGGTAAAAAACACACAGAGTTTCTTGAGGGAGATTCAAATCTAATACGTTACCTTGCTGAACACAAACATATGTCACCCTTTGGTCATGCCTTTGCATCATTCCATGTTAAAGCACCAATCTTTGTGGCACGTCAGTTGGTTAAGCATAAGTTTCTACGTTGGAATGAGATCAGTAGAAGGTATGTAGACAGTGACCCTGAGTTTTATGAGCCAGACATTTGGCGTGGGCGTAGTGTCGATAAGAAACAGGGTTCAGATGGAACAGTTGCAGCAGGTTCACCCAGTATACTTACATACCATGCAGACAAAGTTGCTTTAAGTAATTATAAATTATTACTACATCACAATGTCTGTCCTGAGCAAGCACGTATGGTACTGCCACAGTCCACCATGACTGAGTGGTATTGGAGTGGTAGTTTAGATGCCTTTGCTGACATGTGTAACTTACGTTGCAAAAATGACACACAATATGAAACAAGAGTAGTTGCTAATAAGATTAGTGAAAAACTTCTTGACTTGTTTCCTGTTTCATGGGAAGCATTAAAGGAGAATGATAGATAGATTGGAGATAATATGATACTTACCTTAGATGTAGAGAACACAGTAGTAAAAAGAAATGGTAAGCTTCACCTTGATCCATTCGAGCCTGAGAACACACTAGTAATGGTGGGTATGCTAGATGATAACGATAACGAAACAATTGTAACATTCGATCATTCAGAGCAATCACCTACTGCAAATGGACGGGATATTGTTCAAGATAAATTGGACAAGACCCGTCTGCTTGTAGCACACAATGCACCCCATGATCTACTATGGTTGTGGGAGTCAGGCTTTACATATGATGGTGACGTATTCGATACTATGCTTGGCGAGTACGTACTACAACGTGGGCAGAAGCAACCACTATCACTTGAGGCATGTGCAGAACGTTACATGCTAGAGACACAGAAACAAGACTCATTGAAGGAGTGGCTCAAGGCAGGTAAATCAGTACGTGATATGAATCATGCTGAGTTATCAGAGTATTTGTCACACGACCTACATGCCACACAGCAATTGTATAATCGTTTGCAGACATCATACGAGGGATGCAGTACATTAGAACCAACGATCAAGTTGACTAATCAATTAGCTGTACACCTAGCACGTATATACCAACGTGGTTTAAAGGTTGATATGAATGCACTAAACTCTGTTAGAGAAGAGTTCGAACAAGAACGTAATCAACTAACAGTTTCACTTGAGCAGCAGACTGCAGAGCTAATGGGTGACAGACCTATTAACCTCAACAGTCCAGAGCAATTGTCGTGGGTTATATATAGTCGTAAGCCACACGATAAGAAGTTCTGGAAAGAATTGTTTGATGATCGTATGCCTGATGCAGAATACAAACGTAATGTAAATGCATACAGTAGTAAGTTATTCAAACAGAAAGCTAGTCAATGCCGTACATGTAATGGCACTGGCAAAACATGGAAACAAAAGAAGGATGGTACACCATATGCTAAACCAAATAGATGCGTTAGTTGTGACGCTACAGGATATAGTTTTACTGATATTGATAGTAGGGTGGCTGGGCTAAAGTTCACACCACCTACTGCTAAGTGGATTAGTGCCAATGGTTTTGGTACAGGCAAGGACAATCTATTATTCCTTGAAGGTATTGCAAGATCAAGAGGCATGAAAGAAGCTGAGACATTCTTACGTAATGTACGTAGGTTGTCTGCCGTTGAGACTTACCTCAGTAGTTTTGTTGAGGGTATTGCTAACTTCGTCAAGCCTGATGGCCTACTACATGTACGTTTACTACAGCATCGTACAGGTACAGGCAGACTATCGGGTGCTGACCCTAACATGCAGAACATGCCACGTGGCGGTACATTCCCTGTTAAGAAAGTGTTTGTGTCACGTTGGAAAGGTGGACAGATAATGGAAGCTGACTTTGCACAGCTAGAGTTTCGTGTTGCTGCATTCTTATCGCAAGACATGACTGCCATTGACGAGGTGACTACAGGCTTTGATGTACATAGCTATACAGCTAAGGTTATCAGTGATGCAGGTCAACCTATGTCTCGACAAGAAGCTAAGGCACACACATTTGCTCCCTTGTATGGGGCTAGTGGCTTTGGTAGATCACAAGCTGAGGCTGCATACTACAAGCAGTTCACTACTAAGTATGCAGGTATTGCTAAGTGGCACACTGCACTTGCCAAAGAAGCATTAAACACTGGCAAGATAACAACACCATCAGGGCGTGAGTTTGCATTCCCTGATGTACAACGTAGACGATTCGGGGGTGTGACATATTTCACACAGATTAAAAATTATCCTGTACAATCGTTTGCCACCGCAGACATCGTACCTATCTCACTGATATACATAGATAAGTTATTGATGGCTAACAAGCTACACAGTTGTGTGGTCAACACAGTGCATGACTCAATTGTAATTGACATACACCCAGACGAAGAGGAAATAGTATTAAAGATCATACAGGTAGCCAACGACAAGTTGATACCTATTGTAAATAAGAAGTGGTCACTGGACTTTAACATACCATTATTATTAGAAGCAAAAATTGGCCCTAATTGGCTTGACACAAAAGACGTAGTGTGATATAACTACCTTTCGTCTGATAAACATATATAGGAGATAAGACATATGAACACAGTAACAACAGTAGATACAAACAACTTTGCAGAGATGGCACAAGCTATGGGTATGGGTGCTGATACACCTAAGACTAGCAAGTCAGCTAGTACATTAGCACGTCTACGCATTCATCACACACCAATCATGGGTCAGCAAGAGATTGCAGGTAAGATGAAGAACGTAGAAGTCATTAGTGGTGGTGCATACAAACTAGAGATACCAGATGGTCCTACGTACTATGCTGATAAGGTATCCATCCGACCATTCTTACAGAGGTTTATGTATAAGAAGTTTGTCAAGGGTAATGACAAGACACCTAACAAGTTCGTCAAGACTGTCATGGCTAATGATCTTAACAGTGACATGAAGGACAATGATGGTGGCTTCAACTGTGGTAAACCTGCAGGGTTCATCAAGGATTGGGCAGCACTACCCGACAGTATGAAAGACTTAATCAAGTCAATCAAACGTGTACGTGCTTTGTTTGGTACAGTAGAGTTAGTTAATCCTACTGATGCTGATGGTAATCCTGTTGATGTAGATACTACTGCATTTATCTGGGAGATTGACAATCGTGATGCATTCAAAACATTAGGTGAACAGTTTGCTAAGTTGTCTAAGATGCGTAGGCTACCACCACAGCATTACATTACCTCTACTACAAGGGAAGTACCACTGCCAAATGGTAGCAGTTTCTATGTACCAGAGACTGACATCGACTTGTCAAACACATTAGACATGGACAATGAGTCGCAAGCAGTCTTTGCTAACTTCGTTGCATGGATTGAGAACTACAATACGTATATCCTCAACACATGGAATGAGAACATGCACAAGAACGAAGAGGTAGACACAGATACTGTCGAAGCCTTCGTGGACATTGACGCAGAGGACTTCGTTTAATGAACCACCCTGCTGAACTGGCGATAAATCAGTATCTTGAAGATGCTACATCTGGTAAATCTAGTATGTCTGAAGAGACTATACAACAGATTGGTAAGGATGTAATGGATTCAGTACGCCGCCAGTTCGGTGGGGGCAACAAGCGTGATGAGTTTCGTTTACGTATGTCTAACATAGGTAAGCCTACTTGTCAGCTTTGGTTTGCTAAGAACAAGCCAGAGAAAGCGTTGCCCAAACCGACAACGTTTGTGATGAACATGTTACTTGGAGACATAGTTGAAGCAGCATTCAAAGGTATTATTACTGAAGCTGGTGTAGCATATGAGGATGAAGATAACTTTGTTCAACTCGAATTAAATGAAGATACAATCCATGGGTCATACGATCTTGTTATGGATGGTGCATTAGATGATGTTAAGTCAGCATCTGATTGGTCATATCGTAACAAGTTTGAATCATACGACACACTAAGTAAAGGTGATTCGTTTGGTTACATTGGTCAGCTTGCAGGTTATGCAAAGGCTACTGGTAAAAAGGTAGGCGGTTGGTGGGTAGTCAACAAGGCTAATGGTAACATCAAGTATGTACCTGCAGATGGCCTTGACTTGGATGCTGAGATAGCTAAGATACAGGACACTGTAGACACAGTTAATAAGAATGAGTTTGAAAGATGTTTCAACCCTGTACCAGAAACGTTTCGGGGTAAGCCATCAGGTAATACTATTCTAAATCCTAACTGTAAGTTCTGTGACTTTAGATTTGAATGCTATCCAGAACTGCAAGAGCTACCATCTAAAGTATCTCAAGCTAGAACTAAACCAACAGTAAGTTACATTACTGTAAACGAGGGCTAAACTATGAAGGCAAAGCAGTACGCTGCCGCAAGGAAGCATGGGTATAGGAGTGGGTTAGAGGTCAGAACAAGAGACTATCTAATCGAGCATGAGATGCCATTCAAATATGAGGAGATCAAGATTGAATGGGAAGACCTTATGTATCGCACCTATACCCCTGACTTTGTGTTGAGGAATGGCATTATAATTGAGACTAAAGGAATGTTTAAAGCTGAAGATCGCCGTAAACATTTATTAATAAAGAAGCAACACCCTAAGTTAGACATACGATTTGTATTTACTAACAGTCGTTCCAAGATAAGTAAGGGTGCTAAAACTAGCTATGGACAATGGTGTGAGAAAAATGGTATACAGTATCATGATCGTATCATACCATTAGAATGGCTAAAAGAAAAAGGCAAAGACAAACATCCAGATTTAATTAACTGCCCATACAAAAAGATAAAGAGGGGATAACAAACGCACATGAATGAAGAGAATGTATTAATAGATTTCCATCCTAATGATTATATTATTAGACTGTCTCCCTTTTTAGATGAGAAGGGTAACTGGACAGGTGAGTTGATGGTAGGTACTATATCTACAGAAGACAATGTAATGAATGACAATGATCACTACCAACTTATGCACTTAACACAGATGGTGTGTGCATCTATACCTGCTATGGAAGAGAGTGAAGAAGTCAGGCAGTTACTAACAGATTTAGTTGATGATTCAATGCCTAACTTATCTGAAGATGTAGAAGAAGAAGAATCAAAGATAAGCAGCGTAGATAAAAACGTAATCAGTGTAAAGTTTCATTAGGGAGATAGTAGTATGATAGTAAAAGTATTTTTAACCCTTGAGCTAGATGAAGATGAATATCCTATGCCTGTTGATGGGAAGATAAACGATGAGATACAAGACGCAATACAAGAGTTTGTATATGACGTTGATGGTATGTCAATAAAAACAATCAAAACAATAGTGGAGTAGTATGAATATGAATAACCATTTACCAACTGACTATCAATCTTTCATACACAAGTCACGTTATGCACGTTGGCTTGAGGATGAAGGCCGTAGAGAAACGTGGTCAGAAACAGTAGGACGATACATGACGAACCTAGTGCAACCAGCATTAGGTGATAACCCTAAACAGATAGCAGATATTGAACGGGCTATACTAGGACTAGAAGTGATGCCTTCTATGAGAGCATTAATGACTGCTGGTCCAGCTTTAGCTCGTGACAATACAGCAGGTTACAATTGCTCGTACCTAGCAGTAGACGACATTAAATCTTTTGATGAAGCTATGTTTATACTTCTGTGTGGTACAGGGGTGGGGTTCTCAGTAGAACGTCAGTCTGTAACTAAGTTACCAGAAGTACCTGAGAATATGTATGATAGTGAAACAACTATTGTAGTCAAGGATAGTAAAGAAGGTTGGGCTAAGTCACTACGTCAGATGATTGCCCTGTTATACAGTGGTGAGATACCTAAGTGGGATGTGTCTAAGGTAAGACCTGCAGGTGCAAAGCTAAAGACATTTGGTGGTAGAGCATCAGGTCCTATGCCTTTGATTGACTTGTTTAACTTTGTAATCAAGACATTCAAGGATGCCAAAGGCCGTAAGCTATCATCACTAGAGTGTCACGACATCATGTGTAAGATTGGTGAAGTAGTAGTCGTAGGTGGTGTACGCCGTAGTGCTATGATTTCATTGAGTAATTTATCAGATGATCGTATGCGACACGCTAAGTCAGGCTCATGGTGGGACAATGATCCACAACGAGCATTAGCTAACAACTCTGTGTCATACACTGAGAAGCCTGACAGTCTATCATTTATGCGTGAGTGGATGGCGTTAGTTGAGTCAGGCTCAGGTGAACGTGGTATCTTCAACAGGCAAGCATCTAAGAAACAAGCAGCTAAGAATGGTAGACGTGACCCTAACTATGAGTTCGGAACTAATCCATGTAGCGAAATAATTTTACGACCTAATCAATTCTGTAATCTAACTGAGGTAGTTGTAAGAGCTACTGATAGTACAGAAGACTTAGAACGTAAGGTGCGTATTGCTACTATCTTAGGTACAATACAATCATCATTCACTAAGTTCCCATACTTACGTAAGTCATGGCAAACTAATACAGAAGAAGAAAGATTACTTGGCGTGTCTATGACAGGTATCATGGACAATCCATTAACAACAAAAACTAACAAAGGATTGGAGAAAACTCTTGAACACCTCAAACAAATCGCCGTTACTACTAATGCTAAGTGGGCTGAACGCCTTGATATCCCTGTCAGTACTGCTATCAGCTGTGTTAAACCAAGCGGTACTGTCAGCCAACTGGTTGACTCTAGCAGTGGCATACACGCTCGTCACTCAGCCTATTATATTCGCACTGTACGTGGAGACAACAAAGACCCGTTGACACAGTTCATGATGGATCAGGGTATACCCAATGAGCCAGACGTAATGAAGCCTGACCAGACTACTGTGTTCAGCTTCCCTATGAAAGCTCCGCAGGGTGCAACAGTTACTGCTGACATGTCTGCCATAGAACAATTAGAAATGTGGTTAGCCTATCAGAGATCATGGTGTGAACATAAGCCATCTGTTACTATCA